TCGGTCGGCGCCGAGAAACAGTGGCAAGCCGCCGCCGCCGAGACACCGAAGACCGAGCTGACCGGCAATGCCACGATGACGATCATGGTTGAGTTAGATGAAGGCCTTCATGCGGCGATCGAGCATTCGGGCGAGATCTCTGGCATCAAGGTCCGCGGTTCGACCGGCAACCGCGGCGTCTCGTGGCCCGACGTCGGCGCCGGCAACATGCTGCCGTGACCGCCCATGGTTTATGCCCGCGACTGGATCAGCACGCTGTGGCCGGCGTCCTATATGGGCGTGCCGTTCTATTTCGAGCACGACGATTCCGAAGGCGGCCGCGACGCCGAAGTGCATGAATATTTCGGCGCCGAAAGCTGGGACGTCGAAGACACCGGCATCAAGGCGCGGAAATTCTCCGGTCTCGCCTACGTGGCGAGCGACGTCGCCGACCAGCAGGCGGTCGCGCTCGAGCAGATCTTCGAGAGCAAGGGCCCGGGCACGCTGGTCGTGCCGATCATGGGCCCGGTCAGTGTTCATTGCGAAGACTTCAAGCGCACCAGCGACAAAGACAAGCTCGGCTTCATCACCTTCCATCTGAAGTTTGTCTCCGCCGGGCCGGTGACGCCGGCGGCGCCGTTCGTTTCTGTGCCGCAGCTCGGCCAGACGGTCTTCGAACAGGCCGCCGCGCTGTGGCAGGCCGGCGCGGGGATGTTTCCCGACGCGCTGGTGCTCAACAATCCGGCCGATTACATCGTCGCCGGCGCAGTCGACGAGGTCGCGAACGTGGTCGCGGCGATCGAGACGGTGCGCACTGTCAATCCGGTCGACGCCGATACCTCGGCAGCGGTCGCCGCCGCCGATGTCGCGATCGTCACCGCCGCGCCACTGCTGATCGCCTACGGCAATCCGGCGGCCGCGCCGCTGAAGACGACGCCGGCGTCATCGCTGATCAATTCGCCGAACCCGGAGGTAGCGGCGGTCGCCTCGGCCATCGTCACCCTGCTTGACAAGGCGCCGGCGATTTCGCCTTCGCTCACCGATCCGACCGCCATCCTCGCGGCGACAATCGGCGCCAATATCAGCCAGCTCGCCGATGGCCTCCAAGGCAATCCCGATGCCGGCGCCGGCGCGATGCTATCTCTCTATCAGGCGCTCGCGGCCGTCATACCGACACCGCTCGCGGTTGGTGCATCGCCGAATGCCGTTGCGGCCGCGGCGAACGCCGCCGCCATCCTGGCGTTCGCGCGGATCGCCGCGCTCGCCGCCTGGGGCGAAGCGCTCGAGCGGCAGACTTATCAAAGCCGGGCCGATGCGGTGGCCGCGCGCGCGCTGTTCGCCGAAATCGTCGGCGACGAGCTCGGCAGCTGGACCGGCGCCGCCGGCTTTCCGGTCTATGTCGCGCTGCAGGACCTGCAGGGCGCCGTGGTGCAATACCTGACGCAGCTGATGGCCAATCTGGCGCCGGTGGTGACGATCAGCTCGCCGCAATCGATGCCGGCCCTGTGGTGGGCGTGGCGGCTTTATCAGGACCCGACCCGCGCGGTCGACCTGGTGCTGCGCAACAACGTCGTGCACCCATCATTCATGCCGCTGTCGTTCGAGGCGCTGGCGCCGGGCTACGCGGCGCCGCCGAACATGCCGGTCAATTGGCCGAGTCCTTAACGCGCCGGAGCGAGCGCTGTGGCCGAAGTTATAACCGTGCTGGCGAACGGCCAGCCGTTCACGGGCACCTTCAAGAACTTCGAGGTCGACGCGGGCTATCATCATGCGGCGCATAGTTTCTCCTTCGAGGTCGCACCTTCGGCGCAGCGGCTGCAGATCTTCGCTCCCGGCACGCCGCTGCAGATCCAGTTCAACAACGACGTCGCTTTCACCGGCTATGTCGATCGGCTGCAACCGACCTTCAAGAAATTGACCATCAGCGGCCGGTCGAAATCGCAGGATTTCATCGACTGCGCCGCGATCGATCCCGGCGGCACCGGCAATTTTCAGAACCAGTCGCCGTTGGCGATCGCCCAGGCGCTGGCGCAGCCGTTCGGCGTCACGGTCGCGACCGATCAACAACTCGACGACGTCGAAAGCTATCAGCTCGTGCCCGGCGAGTCCGGATTTGCGGCCTGCGAAAAGCTGACGCGCGCGCAGGGGCTGACGCTCAGCGGCCAATACGACGGCTCGCTCAAGCTCACCAAACCGGGCAGCAAGCGCCACGCCGGCGGTCTTTATCAGGGCCAGGCGCCGCTCAAGGATTTGGAAGGCGATCTGAACTGGGCGCATCGGCATTCGCCGATCATCGTGCGCGGGCAATCCGCCTCGGGCACCGACGCCGCCGCGCTGCAGGTCGAAGCGACCGCGCAGGATGCTTCGGTTTGGGGCGGCGGCGCCGCGCCGGTGCAGAGCGCACCTTCATCGTCGGCGCCGGGTTTCACGACCGGCCGTTACCGGCCGCTGGTGCACGTCGAGGATTCCGACATCGACAGCGAAACGGCGCAATCGCTAGCCGACGCGCACAGCCAGCGCGAGGCCGGCGAGGCGCTGAAAGCGCACGCAGTGACCTACGGCTTTCGCGATTCCGGCGGCACGCTGTGGACGCCAGGCTGGCTCGTCTGGGTCGAGAGCGAGCGGATCGGTCTCTGCCAGGCGCTGCTGATCAAGAAGATCAAGTTCACGCAGAAGCGCGGGGGCGCCGGCTCCGGCAAGCACGCGTCAAAGGGCGGCTCGACCGCGCACCTCGAGCTGGTCGATCCGCGTGCCTATGGCGGCACCGCGGCAAAAGGCTCTAGCCCGCCCGGCAGCGCGTCCTCGAGCATCTGGAACGTCGGTACGCCGCCGGTGCCATTCGCTCCTGGCTCGGTGCCCGGATGACGCGGCATTCGTCCTATCTCACCGATCGCGACGCGCTGCGCACGATGCTGCGGCGCGCCGCGGTGAGATCGATCAACGACCAAGGAAGCCAGCAGCTCGTCAATTTATCGGGGCTCGCTGGCGATCAGCCTCTCAATGTCCCGACTGTCGCACTATTCGGTTTCAGCTCGAATCCGCCCGCCGGCGGCGTCGGTCTCATCATCTGTCCAGGAGGCCGTTCCGACCGGGCAATGTTTTTCGGCGGTGAATTAACAAAATTTCGGCCGAAAAATCAGCCGGTAGGCGGCGTCACGCTCTACGACGCCTTCGGCCAGTCGGTCTCTTTCGTGCAGAATAATATTCGCATCGTCGGCACCGGCGCAGTCACCATCACAGCGCCGAGCGGATGCACCATCAACGGTAACGTCACGGTACAAGGCAACGTCGCTGCTAGCGGCGTTATCAGCGCGGCCGGGGCCTGAGAGGCCGCGATGGCGGAGATATCGCAGATCCCGTTCACTGCCGGTGCAGGCATTAGTGTTTCCGCATCAACCTTATCTGTCTCAAACCCCGTCAATCCGACTGCCCCAACACAAACGATCTACACTTTTGGCTCTGGAACCTATAATCCCCCAACCGGCGTTAAGTGGCTGCGCGTCCGTATGGCGGGGGCCGGCGGCGGAGGTTCTGGCACCGGAACCCAAACCGCGCCGGGTGAAAACGGCGGGACCACGACTTTCGGATCATCGTTCTTAACCGCTAATGGCGGCGGCGGAACGGTAGTCAACGGAGCAGGCGGTCTAGGCGGTTCGTCCTCTGGCGGCGACGTCAACATAGCAGGATCACAAGGACAAGGTAGCCAAGGTGACGGTGTAAGCGGAGGCATGGGGCCGACCGGCGGTTCCTCTCCTTTAGGTATGGGCGGTGGTGGTGGCGCCAACGGGCAATCCGGTGCCGGCGGAACAGGCTACGGCGGTGGCGGCGGCGGCGGATATCAGAACGGCGCTGGCGGCGGAGCAGCCGGTGGCGGCGGCGGCTATCTGGAGAAACTCATAACGAGCCCTAGCGCATCTTACCCCTACTGGGTCGGCGTTGCCGGTGCAGCAGGAACCGCTTCTGTGGCAAACGGCGGCCCTGGTACAGGCGGCATCATCATCATCGAAGAGCATTACAACTATACGTAAGAAAAACGGACCGCCGGCCATGGAAATCCTCATTCGGGCGAACGAGGCCTGTCAGCCCGATCCGTTCCTGCTGTGGGATTCGGTCTGGAACGAGGCCGCCGCGGTCGCCGATTGGGCGCTCGCCGGCAATGCGCCACTGAATTCCGGCGGCCTTTCCGCCAGCGCCGCGCTGCGGACCGCGGTCGTGCTTTGCCTTTTCAGCGATCAGGCGATGCCGAAAAACCATCCGCTCGCGTCTTACGTCCGCGACGGCGACCCGCGCGGCTGGTGGGGCGACGGCGTCGACGTGCGCACCGATCTCGGCGAAGGGCCGCTCGGCTCGCTGCTGTGGGTGCTCTGGAATATGCCGCTGAATTTGGCGGCGCAATGGGCGGCTCCTCTTGCGGAGCAGGCGCTGGCGCCGCTGCAGACACAGGGCGCGGTGGTCGAGATCGATTGCTCGGCCGAGATCACGAGTCTCAACGGGCTGGCGCTCTCCGTCAATCTCTTCGGCGAGAAGGGCGCGCTCGTCTACAGCGGCAAGTTCAACCTGGTGTGGCAGCAGGTAGTGGCGGCCGCGGCCTGAAAATAGTCGCGCGAGCCATAAATGTTTCCAATCCCGTCGCTCTATCAACTGGTGACGCGGGCGCGCAACGCGATCCGCGCCAATCTCCCGGGCACCGACGCCTGGCTGTGGCCGAATAACGTCAACCCGACCGCCAAGGTGATCGGCGGCATGACGTCGGAGCTGTTCGGCTTCGCCGACGACATCCAGCGGCAAAAATTCGCGCTCACCGCCAACGGTCCGGATCTCGACCTGCACGGCGCCGAGATCAATCTCTCGCGCTTTCAGCCGACGCGGTCGGCCGGCAATATCTCGATCGTCGTCGCCGATTCCTACGACGTCGCCTACGGCGCCATCTTCCAGCGCAGCGACGGCGTGCAGTTCGTCGCCTTGGCCGCCTTGTCGATCACCGGCTCGGGCACAATTACCGTGCCGGCGCAATCGGTCGGCACCGGATCAAACACGGTCACTCAGGCGGGCACGTCGCTTTCGATCTCATCGGGCACCACCGACGTAAACGGCGATGCCGCCGCGGTGGCGACGGTCGCGACCGGCGGCATGACCGGGGGCACCGACGTCGAACAGGACGGTGCCACTTTCAATCCGCCGCCGGGGACGTTCCGCTACCGCATCCTTTTCAAGAAACGAAATCCGCCGCAGGGAGGCGCGGCATCCGACTATGTGATCTGGACGCAGCAGGCCAACGGCAACGTCACCCGCGTGTTCGTCGAGCCGCTGTGGGCCGGCATCGGCACCGTGCGCGTGCTGCCGATGATGGACAACCTCTATGCGAACGGCATCCCGCAATCCGGCGATATCGCCGGGATCACCGCCTTCATACAAACCGTCCAGCCGTCCGCGGCCACCGTCACCGTCGTGGCGCCGACGCCGGTCGCCGTCAATGCCATCATCACCGGACTGACGCCGTCCAATCCGACGACGCAGGCCGCCGTGATCGCCGAGCTGCAGGCGGCGTTCCTTCGGCTGTCGCAGGTCGCCGGCATCGCCACGCCGAACGCGTCGATGCCCTATCTCGCGATCCCGTTCACCTTCCTGCAGCAATGGCTCCAGCAGGCCGTCGACAACGCGCCGGGCGTCACCAGCGGCACCGTGAGCGTGGTGGCTGGCCTGATTACGGCGGCCGGCGCGATCTCGACCTCGAGCGCCACCGTCACGATGCCGAACGTCTCGGGCTATCCCTGGGTTGTGCCCGGCATGAACGTCTACGACATTACTGCGGGAAAACAGATCGGCACGGTGCTGACCTATACCGGCACCACGTTGACGCTAACGGCCAATGCGGCCAACGCCGGCGCCGGCTCGACCGACTCCTTGGCGTTCTCGGCTTCCCCCGGCAACACCTCTTTGACCGCCGGACAGATCGCCGTGCTCGGGACCGTGACGTTCTGAGTTAGTGCCGGAGCGGAGCAGATGACCTCTTGCCCGTCCTCGGCGCGGCCGCCGTTCACCTGCCCCACGCTCGAGCAGAGCATTCAGGCGACCGCGGCGTTGCTGCCGCGCGGCAAAGCGTGGCCGGCGAACGATGGCGGCGGCACGATCGCCAATTTCCTGGCGTGGCTCGCGTCGCTCGGCAATCGCATTCCGGCGCCGGGCGATTGGCCAGCGGGCTACGTGCAGGCCGGCTTCGTCGCCGCGCTGGGCACCGTGCGCAACTGGATCGAGGGCCAGTTCTGCGCGCTCAAGGATGAATTTTTCTGCGCCTCCGCGACCACGACTCTCGATCTCTGGAACGCGGAATACGGATTGCCCGATAACTGCGATCCGTATCCGAACCTCTGCGCCAAGGTCGGCTATTTCGGCTCGCCGCATTGTCCATCGTGGGTCGCCTTGGCCGCGTCGCTCGGCTGGTCGATCGCTTGTTCGGATTTTGGCGGCGGCACTCAGGCCGGTTGCTGCCATGCCGGCAATGCTCTCGCCAATCCGGGCGTGCAGGCGACCATCGTCACCATCACGGTGTTTCTCGATTCCAGCGGCGCCTATGGGATACCCATGTCGACGCCCTCGCGCGCCGGCATCTTTCTTGCGGGGCAACAGCAACAATGCCAGCCCAATATCACGTCGCTTGAGTGCGCCTTCCAGCGCATTCTGCCGGCGCATCTGACGGTTAATTACGTCACCGACAACTCTTCCGCCTTTGTCGCCCTGGTCGCCCGCGGCACGGCCGCAGCATCCGGCCGGGCCCGCATCAGCATCTAGCTGATTTTTTCCTTTCCCACATCGCGGTAGCACTCCATGACCGATCTCTTCGGCCCGGCCAATGCTGCAAACTCGGTCACCGCCATGCCCGCGGACTCGCGGGTGTTCGGGTCGAACAACACCTTTTTCAAGGACTGCTCCTCGCCGACCGCGAATGACGGGACCGCCTACGGCGCTTCTTTTTTCAATTTTCTGCTGCAGATGGTCCGCGCCGCCGTCACCGGCCAGAACATCCCGCAGGACAATACCAACGCCAACATGCTGCTGCAGGCGATCCAGGCCGCAGCGCCGCCCTATGGCGCCGATATCGGCGCGCAGAATGCGCTGATCGTCAACGTCAACCAGCCGGGCTTCACGCTCGGCGCCGGCTCCATCATCCGCACCAAGGTCGCTTACACCATCACCGGCCCGGCGACGATCCAGGTCTATAATGGCGCGAGCAATCTCGGCACCTTCAACCTCACGCGCTCCGACGCCAACGCCCTCAATCCTTATGACCTGGTCGCGGGTCAAATGGCGGCGCTGACCTACGACGGCACCGAATTCCAGATCCCGCGCGGCGACGCCGGCGGCACCGGCGACCTGAAATGGAAGCTCGCCGGCACGACGCTCACCGGCTGGGTACCGCTCAACGGCCTGACCATCGGCAGCGCCTCCTCGGCGGCGACCGCCCGCGCCAACGCCGATTGCCAGCAGCTCTACTATCTGCTTTGGAACAATTTCTCCAACACGCTTTGCCCGGTCACCGGCGGCCGCGGTGGCTCGGCCTCAGCAGACTGGACGGCGAATAAGCCGATCCAGCTGCCCGACGCGCAATGCAAGACGCTTCTTGGCGTCGACGGCATGGGCGGCGCATCCGCCACGAATCGCCTCAGCGGCGTGCCGATCACCGCCGGCGCCGCGGCTACGCTCGGCTCGACACTGGGCGAGGCACTGCACGCGCTGGCGACCGGCGAGCTCGCTTCGCACAATCACGGCGTCAACGATCCGGGCCACAGCCATTCGGTCAACGATCCGGGACACGACCACTCGGTCAACGATCCGGGTCACGATCACTCGGTCAATGACCCTGGCCACTCTCACGGTTACGCGAAGGGGAACGGCGGCGCTTTTGGTTCGGGGAACTATAACGCTGGTCCGGGCTCACAAACGCCAAACACCATCAACGACAACGCGGCCACCACAGGCATCAGCAACAACGGCTCCGGCACCGGCGTGAGCAACAATGCATCGGGCACCGGCGTCGGCGTCGATAGCGCCGGCACCGGCATTTCGACCCAGGCCGCCGGCTCCGGCACGGCTCACAACAACACGCAGCTTTCGCTCACCGCGGTCCTGTTCGCGCGGCTCTGATCTTTCATTCCTGCGTGAGCCTTAGCGCCGCGCTGTCACCCGGACCTATCAGCATATTAGCAAGGAGAACGAGATCATGAGCGGTCTATCCGACTATGCGGCCCAAGCCACGCTGAATTGGGAAACCGGCAATGCGCCGATGCCGGCGCTGGCGTCGCGGTTCTTGGCGCTATTCGTCGCTCCACCGACGGCGGATGCCGTCACCGGCGGAGTCGAGATGGCCGGCGGAAATTATGCCCGCGTGCAGGTCGCGGGCGAGATCACGGCGGCTAACGCGATCTCGACCTCGAGCGCGACCATCACGATGCCGAATGTCAGCGGCTATCCCTGGGTGGTTGCAGGGATGAACGTCTACGACATCACCGCGGGCAAGCAGATCGGCACGGTGCTGACCTACACCGGCACCACGCTGACGCTGACCGGCAACGCCGCGAATGCTGGTTCTGGATCCACGGACTCGCTGGCCTTCTCCGCTTGGCCGGCGGCATCGGCGTCTTCGGGGAATGAGCCGGCGACGGCTCCCGCCAACGTCACCAATTCCGGCGCAGTCGTTACCTTTCCGCAAGCCGCCGGGACCGAGCCATGGGGCGGCGCTCTTGCGGCTGGCGCCTCGTTCACGACCGCTTCGACCACGATCACGATGGGAGCCGCGGTCCCGAGCTGGGTCGTGGCTGGGGCCAACGTTTACGACGTGACTGCTTCGGCGCAGATCGGTACGGTGGCGAGCGTCGCCGGTTCGACCGTTACCCTCTCGGCTGCGGCGGCCCATGCATCGTCCGGTTCGGCTGATTCACTTTTGTTCAGCGCGCCCGCAGTGGCCTGGGGCCTATTCGACGCTTTGTCTGGCGGCAACCCGATCACTTGGGACTATCTCGGCAACAACAAGTGGATTCCGTTCTCTTGCACGTTGGCATCGCCTGGCGTGCTCACTTGCGACTCCACTTCCGACGCACCGGCCAACGGCTCCTCGATCGTGGTGACGCAGAAGTACGGCGGCACGCTGCCGACAACCGGCGGCTCCTGGTCTGGTCTGTTGACCACGGCGAATCTGTCGGGCGCGACGTTCACCGCCGGCGTCAACACCACCGGGATCGGCGGCGGTCAGTTCCGCCAGCTCACCCAGCAGCCGATCTCGATCAACGTGACGGCGAGCTTCGCCACGTCGACCTTCACCCTGACGGCCGCCTGAAAACAAGGCGCGTGACATGGGATTATTGCTCGCTACCACCAACGCGTACATCGAAGTGGTGACGAGCGCCGCTCAGGCGCTCCACACCCATGCTGATATCATTAATAGCAGCAGCTCAGGGCAAACTGTCGCGACGCAAAATGAAATTATCAGCACGGCGACGACGACGACGATAGTTTCGTCGCCGAGCTCTGGCAATGTGTCCAATATCAAGCAGCTAAGTCTCTATAACGCGGGATCAGGCAACAACACCGTCACCGTCGAGCACTACGACGGCACCACGACGGTCACGCTGCGAAGCCCGGTATTGCTTCCTGGTTATTCGTTGACCTACGAAGAGGGCCAAGGTTGGTACGTTGAGACGGCTTCCGGCCAGATATTGAACGCCGTCGCCAACGGCGCGGTCAATATGGTGACGTCGAGTTCTGCTCTTGTCCCGACATCAACCAGTTCGTTCGTCATGGGTGGTATGGGGGCACTCATAACCCCGGCAAAGTCCGGTAACATCCAGGCGACACTTGCCGGTTATCTTACTTCTTCAGTCGCTACGGTTGACGAGGGCATCATTCTTCAATTGGCCTACGCCTCCGGGGCCTCTGGACCGTCGTATCAAGCCGCCGCAACGGGTACGGTTATCGGCAAAGCCACCGAGTATTCCGTCCCAACAACTGCTGGTGCCGCGGTGGACGTGCGTGTTCCGGTTTGTCAGCCTGCGTTGGTGACAGGCCTGCAAGTCGGCACGTCATATTGGTTTGACTTCCAGATGGAAGGCATCACTGCCGAGGACGTGAGCCTTAACAACGCAGTCTTGATCCTCACAGAATACTAAAGGGGGGCCAGCCGTGCCGACTCCCTCCTTAGTGCAGATGATTTCGTCTGACTCGAATTATTATGGCGCGGGTGCTCCTACGGCGGGGATAGGTGGCACAGGTGGACAAAACAATTTCAGGTACAACGTCCCCAACAAGACGCAGGCGGGCAACTGTTATCTCGTTTCAGCGACGTGGCCTGACGGCAATACGCCCGTCCTGTCAGACAATCTGAACGGTGTTTGGCCTGCGCCAATTGGCACTGTCGGCGTGGGGCAGGGCAATAATGTAAGTGGGTTCTTCTTGCTGATTGGCTCTCTGCCGGGATGGATGACCATCACGGGGATGCTCAACGGAATGCCGACCCCGCCGTGGCAGTGGAATATAAAAGAGTTCTGCCACATCATCGGCTCTGGCGGTACTTCCGCCGGCGCATACGCTCAGACCGGCCCAAACCTGACTGCCGGCTCCTTTACCCCAAGCAACAACAATTCCGGTGGCGGCAACCTCATTGTCACTTATTGCTGCACGTCTGGTGCGAACATGGTGCAGACGACAGCACCGTCGTCGTTCGTCCCCAGTTCTGGGCACACGCTGCTTGAGGCCAACATTACCTGCATCGAAGTGCAGGCGTCCGGCGGATATGGTTTTGCTCACGCCGAAGAATACTATTTGCAAACAACTGCCGCCGCTATCAATCCCGGCTTCACCGCTACTGGTGATACCACAAACACCTACAACGTCATTGCCATTGCACTGACGGCGGGGCCAGCGGGTAGTCCGGCGCCTGCGTACGGCCCTTGGATCAACAAGATTATCCATCAATCGACGTTGGCTGATGCAGCCCTGACGTCCGTCAAATTTCAGGTTCCTTGGACGGGCAACTTACGCTTCGCTCGCGCGCTTACAGGAGGCAATTTAGCCGGTCTGACCCTCACAGATAGCGACAGCTACACTTGGACTAACGAAGCCTCCGCTACAGGTGATTTGATGGGTTGGGCTGCAAATACTGCGGCTGATACCAACGCCACACTCACGATAGCGGGGACGGCAGGTAGCTTTGGCGGTGGGTACACTTGGGTCTTTTATGACATAGCGAATATGGCTACGTCCCCGTTCGATCAGTACGTGTCTAATACGACCTACAGTACAGGAAACGGGGGTATTCCTAGCAACTACGGCTCGCTGATAAACGTCCCTACTATAACCCCAGGCGTAAATTACGGTTTGTGTATCTCTGCTACCGGGTTAGGAACGGGACCTGGGTTAACGTGTTCGTCGCCGCAAGGAGCGGTAGACGATTTTATGCACTACAGCGGCCAAAACGACAATGACAACTACGACAACGCCGATTGTGGTGGGCACATCGACTTTAGAACCGATGCTCCGATCAACTGGTGCTACACGATAACTCCGGGCGCTGGCTACACTGACGGGTCCTACGCCATAACATTCGCTGCGGCCACGCTGCCAGGGCCAAGCGGAAGCACAAACAATAGCGGCGTCGTGTTCATGCGCGACCCGGACCTGAGTCTGATCGCGTGGTTCAATAACAGTTGGTCGCCAATAGCTGAATGGTTCGACGACACTTATCCGGTGCTCGTTGCCGCGACTGTTTCATTGCTCGGCCGCGGTTTCGCAATGGCGACGGGCCGCGGCGCCATTGTCGGCAATGCCCGCTTGGTGGCGTCTGGAAAGGGATCGGCGGAAGGTCTCGTTTCGTTTTCCGGCAAAGTGCCGGTCATCACGCGGGCAACATCGCTCGCCATGGCGCGCGCGCAAGCCGGCGCTATCGCCGCACTCGCCGCCAAGGCGAATGCGCTGGCGAAAGCCAATGCCAACCTGCAGGGCGCGGTGCCTTTGGCGGCGCGTGGAACGGGATTCTCTGCGGCTCGTGCCTCCCCTTCCGGCGTCGTCGGATTGCTCGCCCGCGGCGTTGCGGCGGCGATGGCCAGAGCCGGTATCGGCACCGGCGCTGTTATTTATCTGCTCGCGCGTACGCTCGCGGTTGCGACCGGGCTGGCCCGGCCGGCCGGCAAGCTCGGGCTTAACGCATCGGGGAAGGCGGCTGGGTCGGGGACCGCCACGTCCGCGGGAACGGTGGGGCTGTTCTCGCGCGGCATGGCGGCAGCCAAGGCTTCCCTTTCGGGCACTTGGCGGCTGGCGCTTTCCGCGCGCGGCTCCGGCGCGGCGAAGTCTTTCGCGTCGACATCGGGCATTGTCGGTTTGATCGCCCGCGGCACCATGGCTGCGGCGGGCAATGCCACAATCCGCATCGGCGCTTTCGTCAACCTGGTCGCGCGCGGCTTCACCGCTGCGATGGGGAGCGCCCACGCGACCGGAAAGCTCGGACTCACTGCCGCGGGGCAAGCAATTGCAACGGCCCGCGCTGCGCCCGGCGGCGCCGTGGGACTCCTGGCGCGCACGGCAGCGGCATCCAAGGCGGCTGCGTCCATCCGCATCGGTGCTTTCGTCAATCTGGTCGCGCGCGGCTTCGCCGCTGCGATGGGGACCGCCCGCGCGAGCGGAAAGCTCGCGCTCATTGCGACGGGGAAGGGCACGGCGGCGGCAATCGCGGCACCTGCCGGCGCCGTGGGACTCTTGGCGCGCACGATTGCGGCATCCAAGGCGGCTACGGCGGGCACTTGGCGAGCGGCGCTCGCGGCGCACAGCTCCGGCGCGGCAAAGTCTTTCGCATCGGCAAGGGGCATCGTCGGATTGCTCGCCCGCGGCGCTGCGGCTGCGATGGCCAATGCCCGTATCGGCACCGGCGTCGGCAATTTCGTCCATCTGTTGGCGCGCGGTTTCGCCGCTGCAGCCGGCGCCGCCCACGCGACCGGCAAGGTCGGACTTGTCGCGAGTAGCAACGCGGCTGCGGCGGGGCAGGCCGCGCCAGGCGGTGCCGTGGGACTGCTGGCGTTCACGGCAGCGGCATCCAAGGCGTTGGCGTTCCTGGCTCCTGTCTTGGATCTGCGCCTGGTCCGCTTTCTGACGGGACGCGCCTCGGCCGGCGCGATCGACGGCAAAGAGGGATAGAATGGCCGCGCTGCATCCGCCGTTCGCCTTCACTTCCGGCGATACCTATCCGATCTATGCATGCCTGCACTATGCCGACGGCTCGCCGTTCAATCTCGGCGCCGGCGCCGTGATCGAGTGGGAGATGCAGGACTGCGACGGCAACGTCGTGCTTGAACTCACGCTCGCCGGCGGCGGCATCATCGTGACTGATCCCGGCGACACGCCGCCAAATAAGTGTCTGATCACGATTACGCCGACGCCCATCCTCTCGGGAGGCCAGTCGGCCGCGATCATGCCGGGCAAATACAAAGACCAGCTCCGCGCCATCGATCCATCCGGCTTCGTCTCGACGCAGGCCGTCGGCTCGATCGAAGTGCGCAAGAGCTTCTTCACGAGCTGAAGTGTTCTCCAAACAAGGGCAATCCATGCGAGCCTTTCTCGCCGCATTGATCCTATGCGTCGCCGCCTCGGCGCACGCCGGCGATCCGACCGGCTATTGGGCGAACCTCATAGCCAAGGGCGAGGCGCCGCCGGCGGCATGGTGGAGCAGTCTGGCGAGCGGCAAGGGATCGTGCTGTTCGAATGCCGACGGCGTCCGGGTCGAGGACGTTGATTGGGACACCGGCGGCCCTGCCGGCGAATACCGCGTGCGCTTGAATAGCGCATGGTTCGTGGTGCCCGATAGCGCGGTGGTCAACGAGCCCAACAAGTTCGGCCCTGCGGTCGTGTGGCCTTACACCGACGTCGACGGTGCGACGCAAATCCGCTGCTTCCTGCCGGGAGCGGGCGCCTGAAACTGCCGGCGCATCCGCAAGACTGAGATCGTCCCATGCAGCATCCGTTAACGGCTCTCGCGCCGGAATACACCTCTTTGCTTGCGCGCATGGTGATCACGCGCGAAGCAGCGGTCACCGCGACGGCGAAGAAGCTGATCGGCTTCATTGATCTAGGCCGCTACAAGGCCGGCTGCGATGCGACCGGCGTTCCACAGATCGTCGCTGCAGCCTCGTTCGAGCGCGAGGCAGCGTCGAATTTCCGATTGAGCCCGGCGCAGGGCGACCCCTGGGACCGCGTGTCGGTGCACGTGCCGCGCGGCGAAGGCCCGTTCCAGAATTGGAGCGGCGCGCAAATCCGCGCCTATCGGATTGATCATCTCGACGCCGTCGGCGCGCCAAATTGGAGCTGGGAGCGGTCCTGTTACGAGGAAGAGCTGTTCAACGGCTTCGGGCCGCGCAATCACTGCAAGCACACCGGCTACCTCTGGGCCGGTACCAACATCTACGCCGGCGGCAAATATCCTGCCGATGGCGTGTGGGACCCGAACGCCGAAGACGAGCAGCTCGGCGTGATTCCGATGATGTACCGGATCATGCAATTGCGCCCCGACCTGGCGCTGCCGTCCGCATTTCCCGCCGCCGTGGCCTCGATAGCGCCGCCGGCGCCCCCGGCGCCGCCGCCGATCGGCTTGCACAATGCCGGAGCGCTGCAGGCCGCCTTCAATGCGCTCGGCGCCAACCCGCAGCTCACCGTCGACCACAGCTATGGCCGCGAGACACGCCGCGCGGTCGAGGCATTCCAGCAGGCGGTCGGCCTCATCATCGATGGTCTCGCCGGTCCCGCGACCTGGGCGGCGATCAACGCCAATCTGAAGCAATCGTAGCGGTGACCGGTGAAAAACAAAATCAGAAAGGCGCTGCTCGCCGCCGTCATCCTTGGCATCACCCTGGAATGGTTCTTTGCAATCGCGTCGCATGCTCAAGACATGACGGCCGAACGCGCCGCCTGCGAAGCCGACGCCCGCAAGCTCTGTTCGGCCGGTGATCTGTTTGTGGCGTTTCTCGGCAATCCGCGCCCGGTCGCGCACTGCCTGATCACGAACAAGACCCGGATATCGCCGGCATGCCGCGACATGCTGCGTGCCCATCACGCGACCGATTAAATCTCGAAGTAGTTGCAACATAGGAGGCCATCGATGGCCGACGATCCGAAAACTGCGCCGCAAATCGACAGTCAGAAAGTCGTGCAGGAAATATCCTGGCTCGGCGCGCGCCTGCGCGAGCCGTCCACCTACGCCGGCTTGGCGCTCGTGCTCGGCGCTGTGTTCCATGTCGGAGACGCCCAGGATTGGGCTTCGAACCTGCAGTCGATCGGCATGGGCGTCGGCGGCATCGTCGCCATCGCGCTGCCTGAAGGCAAAGCGACGGCAAAGGTTGCCGCGCTTCTGGCATTGTGCATCCTCGGCGCTTCTTTGCTCGCTCCGATGCCGGCGCAGGCGGCAAACACCGTCCAGTTCACGAAGCTCAAGTCAGCGGTGAAAAAGGACGCGACCGCTCCCGCGGCGGCTCCGCAAAAGACCGTCGATCCCATCACTTGGCTACGGAATTTCGGAACATCCGATCTACAGAACGCGCTCAATCAGGCGACGACAAATAACAATCTAACAACGAAGCCATGCTGGACCTATCTTCTTGGTCTCGCGCAAGGATCTACGCCATCGCTGCTTCCAAATCAGGCAGGAGTCGCGACATTCATCGAAACCGCATTCGATGATGAACAAGTGCTGGCCAATTGGTTTGCCCCAAATGGCGCCTTTGACCAGCTCAATATCGCCTGCGCGCCGATGTACAACAAGGCCAAGGCGCAGGTCGGCATCGCCGGAGCAGGCATTGCTGCCGCGATTGCTGGTGGACCAACGGGGACTGCGGCATTGTGGGCCGCCGTGCAGGCGCTTCTCACTGGCGCCACCGCGCTCGTACCAATCAACCCGTTGTAAAAATGACCGTCGGCGAGCGTGTGCTCGCGGCGCTCGACGAGACGCTGGTGCAGCAGATCAAGGGCGCGGCGGACCAAGAGTGGTTGCAGGTCTCATCCGGCGAGTCGATCGATAAAAGCGTCGAGAAATTCATGGTGTTCCTCGACAAGATCGTCGAGCTGCACCAGAAGATACGCGCTGCGGCAGAGAAAAAATTTGTGTCATGATCTCTCCTCGCGACGCAGTGCTCGCCGCAGCGGCGACCTATGGCGGCGGCAAGCCGGACTTTTCCGGCTACGGCGGCGCGGTCAACGTGTTCCTCAGTCAGATCGGCGACACGCTTGCGGTCTCGACCGAAGGTACGCATTCGGAGTTTGGCTGGGTGCTCGACTTCGACGGCTGGCCAGCGGCCGCGAAGGAACAGGTCGCGCATCCGACGCTGCCGCCGGTGCACCGCGGCTTCCGCGACGCCACACTTTCCGTCATCGACGGCGTGCGCCAGGCGGTGAAGGGCAAAAAGTGGTGCGCGATCGGCCATAGTCTCGGCGGTTCCGTCGCGCTCGACATGAGCGCGCTCCTTGCCGATGAGGGCAATGCGCCGGAAGCGATCTTTCTGTTCGCGCCGGCGCGCGTCTTTCTCGACGCCCCGGACGCGCTCGCCGGCGTGCCGATCGTCGGCTGGCGCTGCGGCGGCGATATTGTGCCCATGGTGCCGTCGTGGGACTGGCGCCCAATCCTGATGCATTTCCCCGGACCGAATAGCGAAACCGCGCACGGCATCCAGAACTTCCTCGACTTCATCAAATAGGAGATCGGCCGCATGCGCAGATATTTTGCCCTTGCCGCAGTGCTGCTCGCTCTTGGCGGCTGCGCCGCATTGCCGCCGTGGGTCGTCGTCGGACTCACCGTGGGTGCTGCTGGTGTTACCGCGGGGACGCTCGGTCTGAACGCTTTTCACGATTGCCGGCAGGACGGCGGCTGCAAGGGCGTGCCATTGCCGAAGTAGGTCCGTGATGCCCGTCAAAACCATCGTTCATCCGGTCACCGGCCGGCCGTTCAAACTCGGCCGCCGACGGCCGATCGCGCGCGGTCCGCGGCTATCGCTGCGCAATTATCTGCTCAAGGGTTTCCCGGCGGCGCCGACGTCGATCGACTATTCGGCGAAGCCTGCGGCGTTCCTGGCGGAGATCCTCGGCAACGGCTCGCTGAGCGATTGCACGTCCGCCGGCGCCTTCCATATCGGCGGCACGCTCTTGGCCAATGCCGGCCAGCCGATCCCCTTCACCGAGGCCGATGTCGTCAAGTTCTATTCCGCGACCACTGGCTACGTGCCGGGCGAGCCCTCGACCGACCAGGGCGGCAACGAGCAGGATGTTCTGAATTACTGGCAGGCGACGGGGCTATTGCCCGGCTCGCATCAGATCTCCGGCTGGGTCGCCGTCGACGGCAGCAATGAGGACGAGGTCAAGGCCGCGCTCTGGCTGTTCGAAAACCTTTACTTCGGCGTCGAGCTTCCGGACGCCTGGATCAATCCGATGCCAGGCGCGTCCGGCTTTACCTGGGACGTCGCCGGAGATCCCGATCCGGACAGCGGCCACTGCTTCGCTGGCGTCGCCTACGATGCCGCCGGCGTGACGATCGACACCTGGGGCATGCTCGGCAAGATCACTTATCAGGCAATGGCCAAATATGCCTCGACCGCCGGCCAGGGCGAGCTCTACGCCGTGCTCAGTCCGGACGCGATCGACAAAGCGAGCGGCAAGGCGCCCAACGGCTTCGGCGCCGCGCAGCTCGCCGCCGATCTCGACAGCATAAAATAAGGAGCGACAAGCCGTGCCCGAGACGCTGGTCTACGTCGGCATTGCCGTCGGCTTCGTCCAGACGCTCGCCATCCTTGGTGGCGGCATACTCGTCTCCTTTCGCCTCGGCCGCGGCACACAACGGGTCGAATCGGCGATCCTTTTGCAGAAGGAGCTTTTTAAGCAGGCACAATTATCGATCGTCGAACTGAAGAACGAGGTCACGGCGCTCAAAGCGCTGATGACCGAGGTGGCGTTGCAAAAGGTGGCGATCGAGCAGCTGCGGCAATGGTACGACGAGCTGCGGCACGGCGAGGGATATATCCACCCGCTCCGGAGCCGTCCGGTCAAGACGACCGGCTAGACTGCATTCCTTAATTGAATTCGGCGGCCGCTGGCCGCCGTCCGAGATCCGCCGGGCCCACCGGCGGCTGTCTGAGCGAGAGAACCCTCCGGCTCCGGCCGGAGGGTTCTTTTTGCGTTTCAGGCCGAGAAAAGCTCTGCGGTGACCGCGCCGTAATACTTGCCGGTCCACTGCTCGGCGTTGACGACGATGCCGCGCTTGAGCAGATCCTTGCGCTCGCGCTCGGGTATGGCGAGGAACACCTCGACCACGATCTCCGGCGCGGTGCCGGTGCAGTGCTTGTCCTTCGGTGCCGAAACCTTGACGATGCCGAGCTTCGGGATGACGATCTTGGCGTTCTCGCCGGCTTCGGCCGCGGCGGCGATCAGGATCGACTTGATCTCCTTGATGCGGGCGAAATCGGCCTCGTGCCTCTTGTGGAGCTTCAATAGCTCCTCGCAAAGCGCCTCGGTGTCGGGTTTTTTGGTCATGGCGATCTCCGTCGGGGAGAATCGCAGGGCGCGGTTAATGGATTCCTGACGGCCGCCGGCTCAGTGAAACGCCGACTTCGGATTGTCGTCGTCCTGGTCATTTTCCCAGGCGTTTAGCACTTGGTCGGCGTCGCGCGCCGGCAGAAATTCGAGGATAGCATCGGTTGCTAACCCATCCCCGTCCCACATGAGATCGTAGGCGCGCTGCTTCATCGCCTGTCTGAGGCGATCGACGGCATCCGACACCGGCAGCATCGTGAACAGCGTCCGCTGCCGTTCGATGCGCTTTTCCTCCTCCAGGCTGGCAGTGCGTCCGTCCGCTTGTCGCGCCTCGAGCTCCTCGGCGGCTTTGCGAATAACCTCGATCAGCTTTTCGGGCACGCCGGTATCGACCATGCGCATCGCGAGCACGCGCAGCAGGTGAATTCGGCTGCGGTTCACGTTTCAACTCTCGGGATCTCAGGAGTCGAATCCTGGGTTCTGCAGCGGCTTTTGCCCGCACCGGAGTCGAATCGCGCGTTGAAATCGTTGCTAAACCTACGGCCTGTCACGCCGAAGGTCGCGGGTTCGAGTCCCGTCGCTCCCGCCA